AAGCCACACTCAGCCCACAACCGCGAGCGGGCGGGGTGTTCGAGCACACCGCCAAACGCCCGCACCTGAGCAACCGCGCGGGGTCCGCATGCCCTCCGTTCAGCGTCGGGAATGACCCAGTGAGCAAAGCTCCCCCAGTCTTTGCAGGGCGGGTGAGCCACAACCGCGAGCGGTCCGTCATAGGTCCGGGCGTCTCGGTCCACGCCCCACACAAGGGGCTTGCCGAGGTGCGCCAGATATGGCCCCTTCTTCACATCAACATACAACGCGACAGGCATACAAACTTCACAGGGACAGGGAAAGAAAGAGAAGGGCAAAGATGAGGGCAGCCCCGGCGGCTGCTTCGAGGTGTTCGGCGGGGGTCATGCGATATGCCGGGCGATGCGGTCTGCGTCGTCGTGCGAGCACTCGACCAGGTCGGAAGCCGAGGGCGTGCCTCTCTCCCACTGCTGACGCTGACAGGACCACATGGTCACCGTGCGGTCGCGATGAAGAATGAGGGCGCTGTAGCCGTCGCGGTCGGCTTTGCTTGGGCGGTCGGTGCGGGTCATGCTTGGCTCCTTTGGGACAGGTGGCCCACATGTACCCACGGGACACTTGGCCCACAAGTACCAACTATGTCATAGTTGTGTCACAGCCTATTTCTGTTTTTGCCTACCCCCCACTCTTGAGAACCACCATCCCCTGCCCATTGTGCGGGGTGTGGGGCCTGCGGCCCTTTTCTGGAGATGCTAATCTCCCTTGAAAGAACAAATTTTAAATTTCCCCAAAACCCCCCACACCCTGCACTTTGCCCACTATCAGGGCATTCTCAAGAGTGTGGGGTAAAACCCCCGTCAATAGCTTGTTCTGGAGAACCTACGTGACTACCCCTATGACTACAGAGCAGATTCTTGAAGCGGTTGCGAAGCTCGCACCGGAAGCAATCAGCTGTATCGAGGGCACACTGCAGGGGCGGCAGAGCCCCAACAAGGCGCAGCTCGATAGCGCCTGGCGTGTTCTGGAGTGGAGCAAGGACGCCGCCGCAGCACGGGCAGAAGCGGCGGCAGACACGCCCGACGTCGAGGAGCTGCGCAACGTGCTCAAGCTCGTCGAAGAGTGGTGACCGGTGAACGGCATAGAGTTCGACTGCACGGCTTGCGGCGCCTGCTGCCGGGCAATCGATTGCACCTGGCTCGACGGCAACCGCTGCACCATCTACGCAACGCGCCCCGATGTCTGCCGCGTCGGCTACTCGTTCGATTCCCAGGTAATGACGGCCGAGCAATACCTCGACCTAACAAGAGACGTCTGCAAGCAGCTCGAAGAGCTGTACCCACCTGCCGAGGGCAGCGAGCTCGCAGGGCGGCGCGAAACTTTGATAGGGTGTTCTTGAGAGGACACGCTCATGACCTACATTTCGCCGACGATACCGGCCGAGCTGCACGACCAGGTGCGCGGGCTGGTGAGCGACCCTGCGACCTTTTGCAGACTGCACCGCGTGCAGGACAAGGACACAAAGAGAGAGGTGCCCTTCCATCCGCTGCCTATGCAGACGAAGATATTCGACGCGGTAAAGCGCGGGCACAAGCGCATCTTGGTGATCAAGGCAAGGCAGGTAGCAGCAACCACGGGCTGTAAGATGGTGCTGCATCAGCAATGGACGGCGACCCCTACCGCCGCCCTCTTCGCCTTGGTCTCTCTCCGAGCGGAGTCTGCTACGGCCCTGCTCGATGATAATCGCAGGTGGATGCACCACCCGCCCAAGGTGCTGCAGCGAGACCTCGACACCAGGGCAAAGGGAGAGCTGAGGCTTGCAGACACCGGGGCAACCCTCAAGGCCTTTACGTCGAGGAGCTCGACGGGGCTGCGGTCGTTCAGCCCTTACGCCGCTCTTCTGTCCGAGTTTGCCTTTGCACCTGACCAGGAAGAACTGCTCGCACAGGCCTTGTCTGCAGTCGGCGACGGGCTGCTTATGATTGAGAGCACAGCAAACAATCCGGGCGACCGCTTCTCACAGCTCATCGCAGGGGCGCCGGAAAACGGGTGGCACTTGATCACCCACTGGTGGTGGGAGGAGCCAAAATACTGCGACCCCGTGCCCGATGACTTCGAGCGCACCGAAGCCGAGGCCGAGCTTGCCGAAGCCTACAACCTCACAGACGGGCAGCTTGCTTGGCGTCGCCGTTACCTCGCTACCCTCGGCCCCTACAAGTTCCGCCGCGAATACCCTGCCTGCCTTGATGACTGCTTCTTGGGCAGAGAGGGCGGGTACTACGGCGAGGAAGTGCTGCAGGATATCCACGTCATCGAGCACCACCTGCACGGCAAGGAGCATGGCCGAGAGATTGAAGCCCCGCACCCGCATGACCGCTACGTCATGGGCGTCGACATCGGGGGCGGTGTCGGCGGTGACTACTCGGCGCTTTGCGTCGTTTCGGTCTCAACCATGCAGCCCGTGTATACCGAGCGCAGCAACCAGGTGACCCCGGCGGCTTGGGCGCATAGGTGCATTCAGGTTGCAAGCAGGTACAATAATGCCCTGATGCTCGCGGAATCAAACAACCACGGGCATGCGTTCCTACTTGAGCTGACCCACTGCGGATACCGCTATCAGTGGCGCAGCCCCCAGCAGAAGCCGTGGGTCACCACCTTGCAGAGCAAGCTTGAGGCCTTCGACTGTCTGCGCGAGTCGCTGCAGGTCGTCAAGGTCATGGACCGGGTGACATGGATGGAGCTACGCAGCCTAACGATACCGGCGGGCAAGGTCGCACCCGAGGCCCCAAAGGGCGGTCATGATGACAGCGCTATCGCCATGGCGTTAGGATACCGCTGCTTGCGCGATATTCCATCGTCCTGGCGCACCCATGCGCTACAATCGGGCCGAACCCGCATTGATGACCTTATCAGCCGCAGCAAAGCCCGCCGTATTCGGTCCCACTCTCTTCCCTTCTGAGGCGCCATGCTGACCCCAGAGCAATGCTCAGCAATCTGCGACCAACATGACATGTATTGGGACGGCCGCCGTAGTGAGCTGCGCGAGCTTCGTGCGCTGTACATGACGCGCTTCTTTGAGACCACACAGCCGCCCCTTGACGGCATTATGCGCACCGAGGTGCCGAAGGCTTACGCCGTTGTCGAGTCTTACCTCGGCAGCTTGTACGCCAAGAACCCGAGCGTCGAGGTGCTGCCCGACATTCGAGGGCGGGGCAACGCAGAGGTAGCCGAGGCGACCGCGAACCAGTACCTGCTCAACATCAGGGAACAGCTCGAAGACGCTACCCGCCTGGCGCTCATCTATCCGGCGGGCTTCATCAAGCTCGCGCCGGTCATGGGGGCAGACCCGCTCAAGCGGGTAAGCTGCGCAGCCCTCTCACCTTGGGAGGTCATCGTAGACGCGACGGCTACCTCATGGGAACAGCAGCGGTACGTCGGGCACGTCTACCTTATGCCGTTGCTCGAAGCGGCGGAGAGGTACAGCAAGCCAGTCGAGGAGCTGCGCGCGAGGGCGTACAGCAAGTGGATCGATTCCACGGGGATAGCGGGTAAAGACCAGATGCTTGGAATCGGCGACCCTACGCAGACGCCGCCAGAGGAGCAATGGGTAAGGGTTGTCGAGCTGTATGACCTGCTTGGCGATGCGCTTGTAGTGTGGTCGCCCGACTACGCAGACGGGCAGGCGCACCTCTTCGAAGGCGTCAAGGTGCAAGTGGGTGCGCTCGACCCCGAGGCCGCAGCCGACCAGGAAAGGCCCGACGCAGATACCGAGCATGAAACGACGGGTATTCCATACAAGACCGCAAACGGGCGGCCCGTCGTTCCCATCATTCCGCTTTTCTTTTCTCGCGACCCTGACACGCCCTTGCGGGGCTACTCGCTCATCCGTCGGAGCCTCGACCAGTTCCGCGAGCTCAACGTCATGCGCACTTACCAGGCGCAGGGCGTGCGGCGCATGGCCCGGCAGTGGATGGTCCGGGCCGGCTTCCTGTCCGAAGACGGTGCGGCAAAGATTGCGCAGGGCCTTGACGGCGAGTTTATTGAGGTTGACCTGCAACCAGGTGCGCCGCTTGAAGGCAACATGATGCCGGTGCCCCAGGCGCCTATCCCCGCCGATATCAGCCTGTACGCGCAGACCGTGCAGAACGACATCAACGAGGCCGGGCTGCTTGCCCCGTTCACTCGCGGCGAGGTCACGAAGAGCACAGCTACAGAGCAGCAGCTCCTCGCCGCCTACACCAGCAGCGAAGTCGGGCGCATGGCTCGCACCCGAGACGCAGTCATCACGAGTATCGCGAAGACCTACAACATTATGTTGTCTGTAGTGCTCGGCGATGAAGCCGAGGCCCTGAGCTTGCCGAACCCCGTAGGACCTACCATCCTGTCGGCCGATGACTTGACGGGCGACTTCAGCTACTGGGCAATCGATGCAGGTACGACCCCGATGAGTGACCTGACAAAGCAGCAGGCCCTCGAACGCCTTGTGCCCCTGCTTGTCCAGCTCGGGGCAGCTCCACAGCAGGTGCTTGCCGAGCTTGTGCGCACCTACCAGCTACCCGAGAGCTTTGCCGAGGTTGCCGAGCCGGCACCGATCGAAGCGCCTGCCCCGCCT